ATGTAGCGGCGAACCGTGTTTTCCCGTTAGAAATATAGTTGCAAGGTTACCCCTACGGCTTGTTTTATGTTTGCACATAAAACAAAGGGCGAACACGGTTCGCCGCTACATTGAATGGTGCAGACGGTGGCAATGTTACGCTCGGGCATAATATGTTTTGCATTACAGAACCTATCTTCACGAACAGAGAGCGATTAGCACAAAGCAAATCTCGGGAGTCGTAACTTTGGTTATATTAAACTGTCTACACGAACAGGGTGCGAGGCACTCGCATGCTTGACAATTTTAGGGTTGCGATATATAGTATAGTCAAGGGAAGAGATTAACGGCAAACGCCGTAAAAATTGTGGGGTGAGCAGATGAAAATAACACTTAATCCCGACAAAGAAACAGTAAAGACAGTTAAAGAGGGCTTGAAGAGGACAGGCGGTTACTGCCCGTGCAGAATTCAGCGTACAGAGGAATACAATTGTATGTGCAAGGAATTCAAGGAGCAAATTGCCGATCCCGATTTTGAAGGCTTTTGTCATTGTATGCTTTACTACAAATCTAAAGATTAAAATAACCGAACAGGAGGATTGTTATGGAAATAGAGCTTTACAAAGAAACTTTTGAGCAGGAGGTTTTGCAGTCGGATATCCCCGTGCTTGTAGACTTTTGGGCAACATGGTGCGGTCCGTGCAAGATGATTGCACCGATTGTGAAAGAAATCGCTGACGAATATGACGGCAAAATTCTTGTCGGCAAGGTTAATGTTGACGAAGAACCCGACCTTACAATGCAGTATAATGTGTCGAGTATCCCGACTCTTATGGTGTTCAAAAACGGTCAGCTTGTCAACAAGGCAGTAGGCTATCGTGAAAAGGACGAAATTCTTAAAATGCTCAAGTAAATATACCGACTATAACACAAAACCGTGTGTACAAAAAAGTACACACGGTTTTTTTATTACCTGATTTGGAAAAGACGGCTTTTTGAGGGGGATCAGGCGGATATCTTTGGCTATTGGTTTTTGGTTGTGACTAATTATTTTTAAAAATATTTTTGAAAATTGCATTAAAGTATGCAATTTTTTTGAATTTTGCAGGTATAAGTGAGGGGCGTTGATAAAGCCTCTCGAAAAACGGAGGTGACGAGATATCAGAAAATTGACAGGTAGGGAAAAGAAGTTTTGCAGTTTATTTCTCGGTTCGGGAAATTCCGAGCTTGCCGCAGAAAAGGCAGGCTACACGGGGGATTGTGAGCAGAAGGGGGAAGAGCTTATCTGCCGTCCCGAAATTTCAGCCGAGCTTGAACGGCTGTCACGGCTAAGAGAAAAATCCCTTGCCAACATGGCGGCGGCAGGGTATCAGCGGTTGGCTTTCGGGAGCATTTGCGATGCAATTTCTTTGCTTTACAAAAGTGATCCGAGCAAGGAGGATCTTGAAGGAATGGACCTGTTTCTTGTGTCGGAGATTAAAAGACCGAAGGACGGTTCAATGGAAATCAAGTTTTTTGACAGGCTAAAGGCACTTGAAAAACTCGGTGCCGGCGGAGAGCATGAAACAGGCGCAAAACAGCTTTTTGACGCCATTTCAAACAGCGCAAGGGCGGTGAATGACAGGGGAAATGGAAATTAAAGCTTTTTCTAAAAAACAGCTTACCGTGCTTTCGTGGTGGAACAGGGAGTCGGTTTTTCGTGACAGGGACGCAATCATCTGTGACGGTGCTGTGCGCAGCGGAAAGACTTTTTGTATGTCGCTGTCGTTCATTTTGTGGAGCTTTTACGATTTTGCAAATTCGGACTTTGCACTTTGCGGAAAGACAATCCGTTCTTTAAGGCGAAATATGATTACACCCGTGATTCCGATTTTGAAATCACTCGGTTTTAAGTGTGAAGAAAAGCTGTCGCAGAATATTTTGACCGTGAGCGTTAACGGGGTGATGAACAGGTTTTATCTTTTCGGAGGCAAGGACGAGTCATCCGCATCGCTCATACAGGGCATGACGCTTTCGGGTGTGCTTTTTGACGAGGTTGCGTTGATGCCGAGGTCGTTCGTTGAACAGGCATTGGCGAGATGTTCCGTGTCGGGTTCAAAATTTTGGTTTAACTGCAATCCCGAATTTCCTGAGCATTGGTTCTACCGTGAGTGGATTAAAAAGTGTGGTGACAAAAATGCGTTATATCTGCACTTTACAATGCAGGACAATCCGTCTTTGAAGCCCGAGGTTATCAAGAGGTATGAAAGTCTGTATTCGGGTGTGTTTTACGAGAGGTTCGTAAAGGGCAGATGGGTAGCCGTTTTCGGTGCGGTTTATCCGTTTATGGACAATGAAAGGATGTACTGCGATATTCCGTCAGACATTGAAAGCTGGGCGGTATCGTGCGATTACGGTACTGTAAATCCCGCATCATTCGGTTTGTGGGGCAGAAAAAACGGTGTGTGGTACAGGGTTGACGAATACTACTTCAACTCACGCACTCAGGGCTTTCAAAAGACCGACGAGGAGCATTATGACGGACTTGAAAAGCTGATTGACGGGCGGAAAATCGAATGTGTGATTGTCGATCCGTCTGCCGCAAGCTTTATTGAGGTTATAAGACGGCACGGAAAATACACGGTTGTGTCGGCTGAAAACAATGTTATCAACGGCATAAGACAGACTTCGCAGGCTTTGAAGGACAGAAAAATCAGAATCTGTAAAAATTGCAGAGCCGCAAGAAGAGAATTTTCGCTTTATCGTTGGGACGGTTCGGGGCGCAGTGACGCACCTGTTAAGGAAAACGATCATGCAATGGACGACATAAGATATTTTGTCGCTACGAAAATTTACGGTTGTGACGGATTCTTTGCCGTTGCAACCAAAAGACAGGAGGAAACAGCTTGAGGCTTGGCAGAAAAAATAAAAAGACCGAGAGCATAAAGACGGTGCAGACCGTTTTGAGAGAAACGAGAAATAATTCGCCGATTTTCTCACGATTTGCCGTTCAGACGAGAACGGAAAGGCAGCTGTACACAACTTTGCGTGAGTCTGTGCCGATTATTGATGCGGCACTCTGCAAAATTATCAGACTTATCGGCGGATTCAAAATTGTGACTTCATCGGCTGAAAGTCAGAAGATTGCCGACAGCTTTGTTAAAAATGTCCGCACAAACGGTGAAATGACGGGACTTGAAAGTTTTGTGCTTTGCTATCTTGATTCGCTTCTCACCTACGGACAGGCGGTCGGTGAGATTGTTCCCGATAGTGGCGGTGAAGGAATTTGCGCATTGTACAATGCAAGCCTTGACGATGTTGAAATCAGAGCGGATTCTTCTCCGCTGAAGCTTGCTGTTTACACACTCGGCAACGGTACAGTCGAAGAACCTAAGCATCCGGAAAGGATTTTTGCAACCCTGCTTAATCCAAAGCCGGGTACTGTGTGCGGTACTTCCATACTCAGCGGTCTGCCGTTTGTCAGCTCAATACTTTTGAGGATTTTTGAGTCGGTAAAAACAAACTGGGAGAGGGTTGGCGATATCCGTTTTGCGGTTACTCTCAATCCCGATTCAAACGGTTCGGCTGTGAGCAGAGAAAATGCACAGGCGGTTGCCGATGAGTGGAAAAAGGCGATGAGAAGCGACAGCGTGTGTGATTTTGTGTCGGTCGGCGATGTCAGCATTAAGGTTATCGGCGCTGAAAGCGATATGCCCGACTGCGACATTCCCGTAAGGCATATTCTTGAGCAGATTATCGCAAAGCTTGGTATTCCGCCGTTTCTGCTCGGTATTTCGTGGTCGAGTACAGAGAGAATGAGCGAACAGCAGGCGGATATTCTTACAAGCGAGCTTGCCTACTACCGCACCGTGCTTGAACCCGTGATTACAAAAATTGTGTCGGCTCATCTTAAAATGTGCGGTTATAACGACAGCTTTAAGATTGAGTGGGACAAGATTAATCTTCAGGATGCGGTTGAGCTTTCTCAGGCAAGACTTAACAATGCAAATGCGATGAACATTGAAAGACAGATTGGAGCGGAGGTGCAGAATGAAGGATAACAAACTTATTAAAAGCGGTGTTTCGGGCGTTGTTGACGGTGAAAATCAGACTGTCGGCGATGATGAACTCGAACTGATTAACCGCTTTACAAGGCGAAATCTTGCAAAAAATGAGGTGTATGCGTTTTCGGTTGTGCTGTGTGACAACGATGTTGACCGTGACGGCGAACGCTTTACAACGGAGTCGCTTTATGAGCTTGAAAAGCTTTTTGTCGGCAAGACAGGAATCATTGATCACAATCCGAGTGCCAAAAATCAGACGGCAAGAATTTTCAGCTGTAAGGTTGAGAAAATTGACGGTCAGAAAACGGCTTTGGGTGACGATTACTACAGGCTCAAGGCAAGGGCATATCTTCCCGTTTGTGAGAGCAACAGGGATATTATCCTTGCGATTGACAGCGGAATTATCAAGGAAGTAAGCGTTGGCTGTGCCGTTGACAGGGTTGTGTGCAATGTGTGCGGTGAGGATATCTCGATGTGTACTCACAAAAAGGGCGAGGTTTACGGCTCAAAGCTTTGTTGCGGTGAACTTGTGAACCCGTATGACGCATACGAATGGAGCTTTGTTGCCGTGCCGTCACAAAAGAGGGCAGGCATTACGAAAGGTCACAAAATTTTTGGAAAGGAAAATGATATGGAGAAAATTCTTAAAGCCATTGAAAACAAAAAGGCTTTTGCACTTGATGAGAGCGACAGCAGAAAGCTGTGCGAATATATTGACGGGCTTAAAAAGTCGGCTAAGGACGGTGTGCTGTACCGTGAAAGCCTTACCCGTGATGTTGTGGGGCTTGCCGCTTTTGTTCAGCCTGACATTTCGGGCGAAACTATGGAGAGCGTTGCAAAGAGCATGACAATTGAACAGCTCAGAGAATTTAAGTCAGCATTTGAAAAGAAAAAGAAAGCAGCTTTTGAGCCTGTTCCGCAGCTTTACTGCAAGCAGGACAAGAGAAATAACACCGTGGAAAACGGTCAGTTCAGTATTTAACGGAGGTATTATTATGAATGTAAATTTTAACGGTTATGGCGAAAATGCCGCAACATTTATTGCAGACGAAACACTTACAGAGGCAGGCGTGCCTGTTAAGATGAAGGACAACGGCACTGTTGCAAAATGTGAAGCAAGCGAGAACTTTTGCGGTGTGTGTGTAAGTGTGAGAGGCGGTTATGCGGTTGTTCAGCTTTCGGGCTATGTAAAGGTTAAGAGCGACAAGAAAATCGCCGTCGGCTACAAAAAGCTTTCTGCAACGGCAGACGGCGGCGTGTCGGTTACAACAACCGGCAGAGAGTACCTTGTGCTTGACTCAACAGACACTTCGGTAGGATTTATTCTTTGATAAGAGGAGGAAGATATTATGGCAAATTTTGAAAATATTACAATTGAAAAGGGTATGTATCAGACAAAGGGCGGAATTTCGGGCGCACTTGAAAAGCTTGATCCGTCAGAAAATTACAGAGGTACTGCACTTGAGGGACTTGACGCATTTTCGCGTCAGCTCAAACGCTTTGACATTAAGGTGAAGGGCAGAAACAGCGACTGTGTTGAAAAGTTTTTTCAGAGTTCAAACTCTGCGGCACTTTTCCCCGAATATGTGAGCAGAGCCGTTATGCAGGGCATGGAGAGAGCGGATATTCTCCCAAATCTTGTGGCAACCGTGACAGACATTGAGGGTATGGATTACCGCAGCATTGCATCTGTTCCGAGTGAGGATGACAAGAGTCTTAAACTCGTCGGCGAGGGTGCAAAGATTCCGCAGACTGAGGTTAAGACAAGAGAAAACCTTGTTAAGCTTCACAAGCGTGGCAGAATGCTTGTTGCATCATATGAGGCGCTTCGCTTTCAGCGTCTTGACCTCTTTACCGTAACACTCAATCAGATTGGCGCATATATTGCAAGAGCACAGCTTAAAGATGCGATTGATGTGCTTGTGAACGGTGACGGCAATGAAAATCCCGCCGGCACACTTAATGTTGCAACAGGCGGCAAGGTTACATATGAGGACCTTTTAAAGCTTTGGACAGAGCTTGCCCCGTATGAACTCAACACAATTCTTGCGTCAACTCCCGAAATGCAGAAGATTCTTTCACTTTCTCAGCTTCAGGATTCAAACGCAGGTCTTGATTTTCAGGCTACGGGCAGAATGATTACACCTCTCGGTGCAAGCCTTCTTCACACTCCTGAGCTTGAGAGCGGTAAGATTATCGGTCTTGACAAAAACTGCGCGCTTGAAATGGTTCAGGCAGGCGGTGTTGTTACAGATTACGACAAGCTTATTGACCGTCAGCTTGAAAGAGCCGCAGTAACCTGTACCGCCGGTTTTTCAAAAATCTTTACAGAGGCGTCAAAGGTGATGAGCTGTTAAGGAGGGATTGCCTTGAACATTGCAAACATTACAAAGCGTTTTGCATTATACAGCGGTATTGACGGTGCTGAAGCATACAAATGGAAGAGCATTGTTGACGATGCCGTGGTGTATGTTAATTCAATTGTTACGAAGGGAAATCTTTCGGAAGATGACGAATTAAGAC